GAGTGAGCAATGTCACCACCAGTAAGTTTGAAGAGACCAGTGAGAGGTTGTCTAGTCTCAGTAATTACTAATGAACCATGATCAGTATCGCCACTAGATTGTGCGGTTACTTGACCATAATCTTCTACTGTAGATGCGGATGTATTAATATCTCCTGCATCATCTCCAACAGAGAAGCTTACTATTGAACCTGAATTATAATCGTATACCTTCCTCTCAAGTCCTCCAGAGAAATTGAAGAGTCTTCCGCTACCTTGATATCCTACTCTTGCAAATGCTTCTGGATTACCGCCACTGAATGTTAATCCAATGACATCTCTTCTGATAAATTGTCCTGTTGCTAGATTACGACCAACAACGTAAGTTTGTGCTCCAGATGGTTCCTCAAGTTGATCAACACCACCTGAAAGAACTGAGAATGAACCTGAACCGTTATATGCACTAAACCTGTTACTTGTAACCTTGAATCCTCTAATCTTCAGGGATCCGAAAGGTGTACCTTCTCCAGGTAAAATGTCTCCAAAGTCTGTTTCACCATCAGTAGCGATGGTGATAATCTCTCCATACCCAACAGAAGAACCTACAGTAGCGGTTACCTGACCATTGTCAGTGTCACTACCATAGGTCTTAAATGACTCTTCTGTGAAGTCATACAAGGCGCTATTAGATGAAGCGCCAGAAATACGCAGAGGTCCAGAACCTCCAATATAAGGAGCAACTTTGCGCTCTAAACCATTAGCAATCTCAAATAACGTACCTGAACCTGTCCAGGCTTGTTTTGTAATTACAATTGCCTTCTCTCTAAGGACAATTGGTTGTGCCTTAGCAACAAATACTACACCAGCTGAATCAGATTCTTCGCCGCTGATATTAATATTTCCAAATGGATATGTAGTTTCAGTCCATACAACAAGATTATAATTTTCTGTTGCAGTTACGTCATCTACAATAAAATCTGTTCCTGTTTCTACAATGAACTCATTGTTTACAACACCAGCAGTGCCATCTTCAACAATAAGATCAAAAAAGTTTATGCCACGATCAACTGTGGACGTGGGAGCATCACCTATGCTACCCAAGTCCTGACTATCAAAATATTCAATTGATGTTGAATCGTAGCGAAATGTATTCATTAAACGTTCTACACATTAAAAGGGGGTGTAAAACACCCCCCTCACAAAATACAATAACGAATAAGATGTATACTATATATCAGTCAAGGCTGACGTTCAATGTGATCTTGATTTGGTCACCGTTGTTCTGAATTGGGTATGGACCATTTGTGAATCTCTCAGCAAACATGATGCTGCTGTGGAGAGTCAGGTCACCAGTTCCGTCAAGAGCAGGTGTTGTGCTGAAGCTGTTAGCATCATAGACTGTATGAACAGTGTAAGTACTAACAGTTGTGCCGGAATTAGTGGTGCCTTGAGCGATGTAGATTACATCACCGGCAACCAAAGAATGGGCAGTAGCATTAACCTTACTGTAAGACAGAGTGATTGATGAGTCAGTAGCAACCTGAATGTTGTCAGTCAGGGCGTTGTTGATGTAAAGAATTCTGTTGAGAATGTCAATACCAATAATAGTTGTAGAACCAGGAACAGCGGAGTTACCACCAACAACCATGCCGACAGTGATGTCGTCCATGATGTTAGCAACGTTGGCAAGAGTAATAAACTTATTGCCAATAACGCCGATAGCGGGATCAGTGTTATCACCCTTAGTAAGAACTGTACCAGCAGCAGCAGCGGCAGCATCCGTTACACCATGGATGGTGACAGGCATGTTGTTTGCACGAGCCAAGTAGTAACCATAAACGTTACCAGCAGCAGCAGTAAAGGTGAATGTTTCTTCTGGGTATGTTGCAGTTGTAACACCACCACTGAATTCAATTGTGCCTGAAACAGCACCAGAGTTAGCAACAGTCAGAACGATAGTTGATCCATCTACTCTGGATACTTTAGCACCTGCACCGATACCAGTACCACTGACAAGGTTACCTACACTAACTGTGCCAGTTACACTAGCAATTGAAATAGTAAAGGCACCTGCAGAACCAGTACCAGTACCGGAGGCAATAGGATCACCAGCAGTAGAGATTGCCCAACGGTTACCATTCAGAAGAATACCGTATGCATCAGAATAATTCTGATCAGCACGGTTGTTATTTACTGTAGGATATCCAGTGTTCGCAGCAGTACCATAACTGTTAGTATTACCATCAGCATATGGTTCATAATAAGCAGTTGCGGAAGGTACGTCACCTTCAGCGGGGTCTGTGTTTGAAGTATAAAGCTTCAAAACTAAATTTCTAGGGATCTGGTGAGTGGCGTTCAGCAGATAACGGAGCGACTCTAACTCACCAATATTTGGTACTAAAAGTGCCATTTAAAATGTTCCTCTTGTTTGATGTTGATTTATCTGTTTATATTTATAATTTTACTTTCAGAGCGATAGCAAAATTACTGATTGAAACCGTAGTATTTATAACTTCATACTGTATGATGTCTCCAGCGTTCAATTGCTTTGACCATCCAGTCAATGTAATATCAGTACTTTTTACATCACTATTTAATTGTGGTCCATTCCCACCACAAATTGATGCTACGTTAGGAAAATCATCAAAAGAACATTTCCTAATATCAAGTTCTAAATCTCCAATAGCATCGGCAACAATGACCCATGATTGGATAACTCCAGTAACATCAATAGTTAGGAAACCTTTGTTTCCTGTAGTCATTGGTCTAGAACCATTGTCTATAACATAATTAATAGTTCTAGTTAGATCAGCAGTATTTGCAAGTGCAATTCCAAAGAATGGTGTAACTGTACTTGCAGGAGCAGTAGCAAATGTAATTTCATTGCCTGATACTGTGTATCCCACTCCTGGTTGCAAAATAGTATTGTCAACGGAAATGATCAGTTGCTGGTCATTTAATGCATAATATTCTTCCCCAGAAACTGCTAACTGAAAAACTGTTTGTGCTCCATCAAATTGTGAACGCAAATCATCCAGAATTAAATTCTGGTATTGTATCCCTTTTGATGGTGCTTCATAATTTAAACCAATACTAAAATCATTAGCAACACTTTGTGTGACATCAAAATTAGTAGTACTTACTTCGTAATTAGCCACTATACTGTCACTCCTGGTGTTACTGTCGCAATTCCTTCAATAAATCTGGTCTTTACTCCACTCGCAGAAGTCAAGACTAAATCATAAACATATCTTCTTGCTTTGAGGGCAGATGTAACTGTATCAGTCAAAGTAATTTTAATTACTCCTTTACTTCTGTCAGTAAAAATTACTGCAAACGGTGTTGCAGTACTTGAAGTATAATAACTTGTCTTCAGTTTTGCCTCTGCGGTAAACCCCAAAAGATTTACCGAAGCACCATCTGAGTTTTTGATAGTAAAGGTTGCTGAGAAGTCAGTACCCTGCTCTATCACTAAGTTAATTGTAATTGCAGACATGTACTAAAAAAGACCTTCCTTGTTATTTATAAGGAAGGTCTTTAAAGTTATTCTGCCGCTACAGGTTCTGCTTCAACAGGTTCTTCGGTTTCAGCAGGAGGATCTACTAGATCCAGAGCTTCAAGAGCACCTTTGAGTTTAAGTGCAAGTTCTCGTTTTGCCACGACCTGCGCCTCAAGATTTTTAATTTCAGAAATTGCAGTTTCAAGTTGGGTTGTAAAGTTTTCGCGCAGTGCGCTTGGTTCAACAGACATGGTATTACTTAGTTTCAGTTGTTATTATAGTACAATTTATTTAGTGTGTCAAGACAGGTCCCATCCTGTTTGACCATTAGCATTATCTTTGAGCAAATAACCATCTACCATAAAACCTTCAATGTAAGTTCTTCCACCACTACCATTATTCTGGATTGTTATCTGAGTAAGATTTCCTGCTTGCTCAAATCTATGTGATGATCCTGTACTAGATGTATAAGTTGTTCCGTCTATAGTGACAGTACAAGTTGAATTATATCCATCTTCTGAAAATACTCTAACGAAATTAGTTACAGTAATACTAAGAGTAAGGGTGCATAAAACTTGGTTTCCACCTGTTCTTGCCCTTGGCGAAGTTTGCAAATATCCATTAAAAGCATTTGAAGCAGCTTGATCAAAACCTCCAGTTAAACTATTACTCCATA